TGAACGGCGGCATGTATGACACGCACCTGCATATCGGCGTCGTGCGTTCCGTGCGCGATACCGCCCTCCCAGACGGGACGCACGGCGCCATGTTCCGCGCCGATATCTTCGACACCGAAGCGGGCCGCGCCGCGCACGAATACTTGCGCGCCATCGCCGCCACCGATTCCGAGACTGGCGTCAGTATCGGCATGATGTTCATGCCGGACACCACGCGCGCCGTCATCGACGGCATGGAATGCCAGCGCATCCGCGAGGTGCCGTTAGGAGAAATCAGCATCACGGCCATGAGTTCCGTCCCCGGCACCCGTGTCACCACGGTCCGTGCAGGGACTTCCGGCGACGCTCCGCAGACTACCGATAGCGACGCCGCTGCCGACGCAGCGGATAGCGACGCGGCCTCGGGAGATAGCCAGCCCGTGACGACCGAAGTCACGCGGACTGACCTCGTGACCCCAGACGCCCGCTTGGCGTGGTGTCGGGTCGCGTTCCAGAGGCTTTACGACTGACATGGAACAGAACATCAGCAAGAACCGCGCAGCGAATGAGCTGCGCGCGAAAGCGCGCGCCGTCATGGCCGAGATCGAGGACACGACGAAGCCGCTTACGACCGAAGAGTTTGACGCGAAGAAAAAGGAGTTCGATGTGTTGACCGCGCGAGCGCAGTTCCTCGCCGGCCACACGCCGGAAGCGGAAATCGAACGGCAGGGCGGCGAAGGGGATCTGGTGCGCGTGGAGAACGTGCAGGACTCCGATGTCACCCCGCCTACGCTCACGGGCAAGATCGAGGAGTTGCAGAAGCAGATCCGGGAGGCGTTCGGCGGGACGGCGAACTACCTCCGGCATGCCAACAAGACCAAGTTCGGCTCGCTCACGGCGAAGCAGTTGCGGGTGATGGAGAACGCGCGGGAGCTGACCAAGCACTTCACCGCCGAGGATGCCACCACGCGTACCATCGTGGGCACGGCGTCCGATGCGTCAGGTGGCGAGTTCCTGCTCCCGTTGCAGCAGGTGGAATCCATCTTCCAGGTGGACAACACCATCCCCGGCCTGTTGCAGCGGGCGCGCTTGTACTCGATGCGTGGGCGCACGCTCCGCATCCCGTACCTCGATCAGACGAACGAGGATCTGACGCGGCCCCTGTCCGGGATCGCGGCCATCACGATCGTCGGCGAGGCCGCGGCCAAGCCCGTGCGCGAGCCCTCGTTCGGCCAGCGGTTGCTGACGGCCTACAAGTACGCAGCCATCAGCCAGTTCTCGGATGAGATGCTGGACGATGACATGACGGGCGACATCGACAACACGGTGGTGCGCGTCGTCGGGCAGGAGATCCTGAACCAACTGAACTTCGACATCACCATCAACGGGTCCAATTCCTCGGCCCCGTTCGGCGCGCTCCACACGTCCGCCACGCACGCGAGCGGAAACACCCCGCTCCTCAAGGTGACTCGCGCCTCGCAGAACCAGATCACGTTCGCGGACGCGGTGAACATGTACGTGCAGCACACGCATGGCCCGAACTCCTTCTGGCTCATCAGCCGGCGCGCGATCGGGGAGCTGTTCACGTTCGAGCTGTCCACGGGTTCCGGCGCGACCTACTTGGCGAATCTGCGCCAGGACCCGTCGAACACCCCGCTCCTGGGCTACCCGATCGTGATTTCGGACTTCATGAACGCGCTGGGGTCGGAAGGCGACTTCGCGCTCGTGAACCCGGACCACTACGCGGCGGCGCTGCGGAAGCAGCTCACGGTGGAGTCGTCCATCCACTACGCGTTCGTCAACGACGTCACCACGTGGCGGTTCTTCGCCCGCGGCGGCGGCGTGCCGATTCCGGATGCGCCCTACGCGTATCGCTCGGTGGCCTCGAACAACGTGGACGAGCACTCGCCGTTTGTGGTGCTCGATGACGCCTACGCGGCCTAACGCTTGATGCTGACCGCAGAGCACGAACTGGCGATGGCCGATGCCGTCGTCAGGCAGGGCTCGACTATGCCGGGGGGGCAACCTCCCGGCATGGTGCTGGTGGCGGCGATCCTGACGCACAAGGATGGCCCGCCACCCCGGCGTGGCCCGGACAAACGCGTCAAGTACGTTCCGGGCCAGCAGTATTGGATGACGGAGCCCCGTGCTGTCGTGAACGAACAGCGCGGGCTGGTCTATCGCGTCGGCAGTTGCAGCCACGACTGGTGGGGCGCCCCAGGCCGCGTGCTGAGTCCGTGGCGCGAGGATACGGAACAACCATTCGCGACTGCGCCCTCGCCCGGTGCGCTCAAGATCATGCAGGGGTGTGGCTATGACCCCGGCAGCCAGGCGTATCGCTTTCACAGCGCGCTCTCGTATACCAAGCACGTGTCAGCGTTCGCGCGCTGGGGGGACTCCAACCCGCATTGTTCGCTCAGGCAATTGGACGGCGAACGCGATGCAGCCAAAGTCCGCCAGGCGGTGCTGGACGCCGACGTGCTCCATTGCCACGTCGCCTATTACCTGCTCAACAACACGGGCTTGGCGGTCCAGCCCCATCAGGTCCTCGTCCGGCATTATCACGGCTCGCATCCCACTGCTGGGATGACGCATGTGCAGGCGGACTTCGATCTGGCTCGTGGTGCGTTACTGGTGGGCGCGCGGTTGTCGTTCCAGCGCGACGCAGCGTTGTGGAGTGCAAAGCTGGGCCATGAGGTGGTAATCCACTGGCTCCCCATTACGGTGCCGGTGGCGCGATATCAGCAACTGCGGCAGGTGGAGCGCCTGCACCGGACTCCGACCGCCACGGACCCGTACCTGGTCGCGCACGCGCCCACCAAACGGGCGTGGAAAGGCACCAGCAACTTCTTGCGCGCGGTGACGCGGTTGCAGTCCAAGGGACTCCCGATCAAGGCGCTCCTGATCGAGAAGCTGGACCAGCGGCAGGCGTTGGAACGGAAAGCGAAGGCAGATTGCACCTTTGATTCCTTCTGGCTGGGGTTACAGACCTCAGGGCTTGAAGGTGCGGCGATGGGCCAGCCGGTGGTGGCTGGCGATCCGGATGTCCGGAAGCTGTACGAGGCCGAAATCGGGTATTGCCCCTACACCTACGCCAACGACGAGCCGACGCTGACGCAGATGCTCGAGCGGTTGGTCGTGGACGTCGATTTCAGGACAGCGGAAGCGCAGCGGGTCCGGTCCTACTGCCTCGCCTACCACGATTACCCCGCCGTCGCGCGGCGGTATGAGGAGCTGCTGAGCCAGCGTCTCGGACGGTCGGATGTGTTGACCGTTACGAATGAGGCAGCGGCGGCATGACCGTGCTCATAGCTGTGCTGCTTGGGTTCATTGCGTTGGAACTCTGGGAAATCGTGCGGTTGTTGCGCCAGATCGCAGGGAATACGGCGAACGGAACCTACAAACTCGTGGGCATCCGGTCTCGGCCCAAGCAGCCTGGTTCCCCGTTGGCCCCGTCCGCCTAACGTATGGCCCTTCCCACGCTCACCCAGGCGAAAGCGTACGTCAAGAAGCAGACCGCCGACGAGGACACGCTGATCGCCGATCTGTTGATTCGGGCTAAAGCGATGGTCCAGTCAGCACTCGGACGTCCCATCAACATCGTGGCGCGCACGTTCACGGATTACGCCGTCAGTGGGCGGACCTATGGCAGCGTGACCGCGCTCCTCATCCCCCCGCAATTCCTGCCGTGTGTGCGCGAGGACGATTCGTCCCTCGCCGCACCTGTTGTGACCGACGTGGACGCCACGGTGATCTCCCCGACCACGGAGTATTACCCGGGTCGCGCGTGGGACGCGACGCTGCGCGGACGGCCCGACTACGTGTTCAGCAACGGGCCGTATACCGTGGCCGTGGATTGCGGACTCGAGGCGTCGGAAGATTTTGCGACCGTGATCGAGCCCGCCTTGTCGGCGGCGATCCTGGACGTGGTCGCGGACCTTTACCAGCGCCGCAACCCGGCCGCGACGAATGAATCCACGGGCGGCGGCGTGTCCACCTCCTATGCGCCGAATGGGTTGCCCATGCGCGCGTGGGAATTGATCCGGCAGTGGGCCGTGCTGCGAGTCGCATGACGCGTCCCCACCTGGCGGTCATTACGCCGAGCTACAACGACGCCGCGTTTTTGAGTGAATGCGTGACCACGGTCGCCGCGTCGGCGCGGCATGCCGGGATTCGCTGCGAACATGCCGTCGTGGACGATGGCTCGACGGATGAGACACAGACGGTGCTCGGTGCCCTTCGCGCGCAGCATCCGTTGTTCGTCCATCGGTTCCCCGTGAATCGCGGGGCCTCGGCCGCCATGAACGCTGCGGTCCGCCTGACGAGTGCGCCGTGGCTCTTGACGTTGGCGGCGGACGACGTGGTCCCGTTAGGGGCGCTCGCGATGGTGCGAGTAGCCATGCAGGCGTTCCCCACGGCGAACGTGTTCTATTCCGATTGCCCGATGTTTGGGGCGCGGGACGACGTGTATCGCCCGTCGCCGTTCAGCCGCGAGGAGCTGCGGCTCCGCTCCATCATCCCTGGCTGCGCGGTCTTCCGGCGCACGCTTTGGGAGGCGGTTGGCGGGTTCGATGTCGCACTGCGCTCGGCAATGGATTGGGACTTCTGGGTGCGCGCCGATTATGTCGTGGGTCTCGAGCCCGTGAAGCTCGAGGCGCCACTGTTCCGCTATCGTCGGCATGCGACGTCTGGGCGGCTGTCGAATGCATCCGGACGGAACATTGAGGCGATCCGTGCTGTGGTGCGGAATCGCACGCGCGCCAATAGCGTGCTGCCGGCAAGCGAGGCGGCGGCATGAAGTTCGTCGCCATCATGCCGGTCTACGGTCGCCATGACTTGACGCGACTCGTCCTGCGCCAGTGGCATCAGCAGATCATGCGGCTCCGCGGGACAGTTGAGATCCACCTCGTGGTCGTGGGCTCCGAAGGCCCGC